GTGAATTTACACCAAATTAATCGTAAAAGCAAGGTTTCGGGTTACGTTGTGATATTTATATTAGAATTTAACAACTTATTACGACATGGCCGAGAGAATAGTATCCCCAGGAGTATTTACAAACGAAAAGGACCTATCATTCCTACCAGCAGGTATTGCAGCAATTGGAGCTGTAGTGATTGGACCAACAATTAAAGGACCAGCGTTTGTACCAACTGTGGTAGAAAACTTTGATGACTTTATTGCAAAATTTGGAGGTCTAAGTGAAGAGACCTATGTACCATACACAGTTAAAAGCTACTTAAACAGCGCCAGCACGGTGACTGTTGTTCGTGTCCTTACACAAGGAGGATATAACGCAAAAGCTGTACAAATCATTCACACCACAGGATCCACTAGCTACTTAGTAGGTGTAATATTACCAACAACTACAGTAGGTAGCTCAACTAATAATGGATTTGATGCATCTGACTTTGCTGCATTCCAAGGTGGAAGTGCAACGGGATCATTCGGATTCACTTTATCAGGATCAGGAGTAACAGCACAAGCACTAACAGCATCAGCAAACCCAACAAGTGCTAATTCATTTGCAAATGTAATTGGAACATCTGTAAAAGGATCTAAAAAAGGATACCTTTACAACTGGTTTAGTGGGTATTTAGGAACTACTGCAGGTTTGTCAGGATCAGTTGCTTTTGTAACTGGCTCTACAACTGCACTTGTAAACTACTCAGGTTCAATCTACGGAGCATATGCACCAGCAGCAACTCCATACATTACTTCTCAAATAATTGGTGGTCAAAAACTACAACTATTTAGAGCAGTATCATTAGCGGATGGAACTGATACAAACACATCTTACAAAGTTAGTATTATCAACACAACTCTTCCAGGAGCTGATCCAGGATCTGATTACGGTTCATTCACACTACTTGTACGTGATTATACTGATACAGATCAAAGACCACTTATCCTTGAGTCTTATACTAACCTAAACCTAGACCCAGATTCATCTAACTACATCTCAAGAAGAATTGGTGATCGTTCCTATACTGTAGACAGTGCAGGAGTGGTAACAATGACTGGAGATTATCGAAACGTATCTAAGTACATTCGAATTGATGCAGTTGATGATGTGAAAAATAAAGCAATCAGTGCAAATGTTAAGCCATTTGGATATGAAGCGTTGGTACAACCAATCTCTTCAAGCTACTCTTTCCCATCACCAACACTAGTAACTCAGTTGACACAAATCAACGGATCTTACAATAAGAAAGCATACTACGGATGGGATTACTCGGTAACAGATAACGAAAACTACTTAAAGCCTCTTGCAGCAGGAACAGTTCAAGTTGGAACTGGATTCAACCTAGATGAGTGCTTTATTCACCCAAGTGCATCTAAAGTAAACGATAACTCAACATTCGTAGGAGGATCTAGTGTATCAGCTTCATTGTTCTCAGGATTAGATGTAAATAATGTATTGAAGTTTACTGCACCACTCCAAGGAGGATTTGATGGAATGGATCCAGCAGTAGCTAAGAAGGTAGGTTCAGCAATCACTCCAACTAACTTATTTGGAATGAACTGCTCAACAGTAAGTACTCCAGGTGGGGCTGCTTATGTGAAAGCATTGAACACTATTTCAAATGCAGATGAGTATGATGTTAACTTGATTGTAACACCAGGAGCAAATATCAAAGACCACGCAGGTATCATCAACAAATCGATTGAAGTTGCTGAAGATCGCGGAGACTGCTTCGTAGTAGCTGACCCAATCACACAAGGTGGTTCTGTATCAGCAGCAGTAGCAGCAATTGCAGATTCAGGAATTGATTCAAACTACGTAGGAACTTACTGGCCTTGGGTTAAGATTATCGATACAGACAAGAACAAGCCGGTATGGGTACCACCAAGTGTTATCGTACCACGAGTAATGGCATACAATGATTCAGTAGCATACGAATGGTTTGCACCAGCAGGTCTAAACCGAGGAGGTGTTTCTGAAGCAGTAGATGTAGAGTTGAGATTGAATCAAGCTAACAGAAACGACTTGTACGAAAATAAGATCAATGCGATTGCAACATTCCCTAACCAAGGAATTTGTATCTGGGGTCAGAAGACACTACAAGCTCGTCCATCTGCTCTTGACCGAATCAATGTACGTCGATTGTTGATCACATTGAAGAAATTCATTGCATCTTCAAGCCGCTACTTGGTATTCGAAAACAATACAACAGCAACTCGTCAGCGATTCTTGAACATTGTAACTCCTTACTTACAGACTGTTCAATCTCGTCAAGGATTGTATGCATTCCGAGTAATCATGGATGAAACAAACAACACACCTGATGTAATCGACAGAAACATCATGTATGGTCAGATCTACATTCAGCCAGCAAAAGCAGCCGAATTTATTGTTCTTGACTTCAACATTCTACCTACTGGAGCAACTTTTGAAAACGCTTAATACTTAATATAAAAGACACATGGCAAACTTAATTGAAAATAACGAAATATTCTACACGCCTTACGAGCCAAAGGTACAGAATAGATTTATCTTATCGGTAGAAGGCATCCCAGCTTTCTTGTGTAAGAAAGTGTCTCGTCCAGGTATTGAGTGTGGTGAGGTTGTACTAGATCACATCAACATCATCCGCAAGATGAAAGGAAAGTGTAAGTGGAACGATATCACAATCACAATGTACGATGCAATTGTACCTTCTGGAGCTCAAGCAGTAATGGAGTGGGTACGTGTAGCTCACGAATCAGTAACGGGTCGTGATGGATATGCAGACTTCTACAAAAGAGATTTTGATATCTTCGTACTAGGACCGGTTGGTGATAAAATCGAAAACTGGAAAGTGAAAGGTGCTTACATCAAGACTGCAACTTTTGGAGATATGGACTGGTCTACTGAAACCCCAGTTGAAGTCTCTTTGACATTAGGAGTTGACTACTGTGTACTAGAATACTAAGAATAAAC